CGCATAAACCCCTCTGCTGACCTACTTCGTCCGCGATACCGAGGGCGTCAAGTTCTACAGGTTCCCAGTTATTGTTGAAAGATCGAAAGTCACCACCTGCCTCAATCTTGCCCGTAGCAGCATCTAGTGCACTAACTACTTTGCTGTTTACGGAACAAATGAATTGCATGACGTGATTTGATGTCTCACCATTCTGCCTTGGATCTGAGGTTTTAACACCTATCTGACAAAGATTTAAGAGTGACCGGCCTTTGGTCGTACCTCGTTAAAAAATTTGTCGACTAAAGCGAGCCACGCAAGCTCGTCCTTTTCGACCTCGGATTCACCAAAGGTAAAGACTTGAGTCTGATAGTCATCTATCGGTGTGGACACGATAATCTGCGTTTTACTAATTTTGATACCTAAGCAGGCTTCTGCTGCAAGTTTGTAGGCAGCTAATTGTAGTCGTGTTTTCTTGACCTTAAACACTCCTGAAATGAGTGCCTTTTTAGTTTTTTCGTCGATGTTGGACTTCTTATTAGGAAAACGTGCGCTGTAGGGACCTGCGCTCGTCTTAAAGTCAGCTAGGACAATCTCTGCGTTGTTGTCCATATAAATTAAATCACAGCACCCTGCGTATCCGTGTTTTGTATTTTCGTCGTAGTAGAAAATTCTTCCTACACCATCGTCTCCAACGTACTTAGACCAACTTGGTTGATTGTAAGGTCGCTCAGACCATAGGACTCTGCCTCCTTCAAGAATCTCGTCCATTCTCTCAGGAACGCCTTTCCAAAAAGGAGCGTATGCCTCTGGAGGCACAACCTTCAAGCCACGAATATGATTTTCAGTTGCCTCGTGAATCCACGTTCCTCGAGCTGCTGCTGCGTCAGCTGCACCAGGGTTCATAATGTTCCAGTGAGCCAGTTTTTGCTGAGTCTTAGCTGACTGAGTGCTACTAAGAATTGAAGTTACAGACGGTAGATAATCAGGTACTCCAGGACACTTGTAGTGCCTCAAACCGTTGATAGTTTTACGTGTATCCATGCTTTTTAATTTATTTAATACTAGAACTGCGCTAGTCCGTTGCCTGCGTCTTTATTGTCACCGTCGCTGTCGTCTATAAAAAATTCACTTTTTTGATACTCGAAATCTCTATTACGTTGATCTAGCTCACTCAGCAAGCAACGACCCGCTGAAAAAGAGTCGGCAACAAGTTCTGCAGTTTCATCTGCTTCACGAGGTTGACCAGCGTGGTCTACGCATTCTTGCAGAATTTGATTACTTACCAACAACGCTGCAATAGTATCAAGCTTTTTATTTGTTTCTTGTTGTGCTTCAATCCATTGCGTCAGAAGCAGCTGCAGTCGTCCTTTCATTTTTTTGTAAAAAGTATTTTGGTCGCTGCCAGCTTACATCGAAATCAATATTTGTCCCCCTATCTGTTGGCTTCGCTTTGTCGTATACCATCCACGCAGATGTTACTGAGTCTTTTGTTTTACCCTGATCAGCACGAAATATTGGCCGAGGATTTAAAACGATAAGATTCGATAAAGGTTTTTCCAGTAAAAACTCAGATCTCGCCCGTGTGGGCTCAAGAAATGTTAAGCGGTCAAGAATAATAAGACCGCGATTAGCGAGTTCGAAACCCGGCTCAATAACCCATTGAATATTCTCACGCACACCCTGGGTAATCGCCACGGTCCAATCGAAGTCAGGGAGATTTCTCCACCAAGAAGTATCGAGGTAGTCGGTATCACTATTAGCTCGGATACAGTCGGAGTGTCCCATCGACTTTAATTGAGCTTCGAGCTGTCCGTCTGTATCAAGAGGTAGGACAATCCTCCCAGACACGAGGTTTTTTTCCGTAATAGGATTAATAATATTGTCGGGTACTTTATAAAAGCTCATGGAAAGTGATGATCTACTACGGCAGTTACGTGAGTATATGACGATCGAGCAAGAGTTTTATCATCATAGATTTATGTCTCGTGCACGAAAAATTGAAAAGGCAGAGGACTTTGTAGAGATCTTAGACCTGCTCCACGCAAACTACCTAGTTCAAAAAAGGCTTTTTCAAAATCTTGCAAAGTCTGTTGCAGACTCTGGAGTAGAGCTACCTCGTTTAAGCGATTTGCTTTAGCAATAAAAAACCGCCGAGAGCACTTCGGCGGTTTGGTGTGTATGTGAGTAGCCTTTAGATTACACCGAAAGACCCGCAGCTTTCAAGGCTTCCTTCTGTTCCTTTGTCAGTTCTTTAGAATTGTCTGACGTGGGTTCTGGAGGCGCTGCCTTAGGTTCGCCCGCACCAGCAGGAAGAGCGCTAAGACCTTCCGCCTTAGATCCCTCCAGCTGAGGATTGGCTTCATCGAAAGCTGCTTTGATTTCGGCATGATCAGTTCCAAGAGGTAGTTCAACCAAATTCGCACCGGAGATATGAGAACGAAGTGCACTTGATACCAAGTCTCCTCCATCGTTTTGGAGCCACTCGTTAATATCTTTGATGAGAATTTTCTCTTCGTCGTCTTTGACTGGACGGTCAACAAACTCAAGCACGTTGTAATTAACTTTACCTGTGTCTGCGCCGGTAATCGGATCAGTTTGGGTAAAGCTTCTTTGAACAAACTTAGTTTGAGTCACAACCTCCGCGACGTTGATGCGGTTGTTGTAAAGGGTTTGAAAATATGAGATGAAATTCTTTTGACTGCTCTTACCAGAGATAACAGCAGTTGATACGCATCGACTAGGTAACAGACGATGAGTAGGGTCCACACCAATAAACGCAACCCTGATGAATTCTTGACGGTTTCGCATTCCAAGGTTCCCATAGAAGGGAGTAAACCCGAGCAATACAAATGAAATAGGGATTCCGTTGTCATTGGAATCTGTGATTGCTTGATCGGGATCCGTATCCGACTTCCAGCGACGTTGCTGAAGATCGATGCGGAGCGTGTGCGGTGGGACTTGGCAGAGAATCTCATCAGCCGCAAATTGTCCAGCGATAAAAACCATGACTAATCAAAGAGAGAAGTTAATTGAACCAATAGCCGCTGCAGCGACTTGACCTTTTTCAGGGTCAGCTGCTTTTTTGGGCGCGGACTTCGTGCCCTTAGGAAGGTAAAGAATCTGATCTACGGCGTAGTTCAGATACTGCTTTTCACCTTTTTCACTCGTGCTGACCCGACCGACAGCGATCGTGGGTGTTCCGTTAGGTAGCTCAGAGAGTTGTTTGGAGTGCTGGTTCCAGGCTGTGAGCTTGAACCAATTTGTTTCTTTGTCGTCGGGAGCCTGCCAGGCAATGGATCGGTTTGTGACAGTTGAGTCACCAACCTCGCTCTCTTCTGACTTTGGACCAAGTCCACCGCACGCCATAAAAGTATTGATGGCGAGGATGTCACTAAAGTTTTCAGGAGTCACAACCAACATTGGTTGCATCTGAATCACACCGTCTGGCGTGGCTTTGGTTGGTCCAATGGCGAGAACTTCTTGTTTTTCGTCAAGGTCTTTAAGAAGTTTGCCGACGTAGTGATCTTTTTTTTGGATCAGTTGGACTTTGGTAGAAATCTTTTTGTTAGACGAGGGCAGGGATTCAGCAATGACGTTGACTTTGCCGTCTTCGACCATTGCAGAGTCTGTGACCCTAAGTCCCAGAAGAAAAACGTTCATCTTTGAGGATTCGGTAAATCGTTGAGCGGTGTACGTTGAGTGCCTTGGCGATTTGCGGAACGCTCGCGCCTTGGCTACGGAATGCTAAAAGCATCTGCAAGTCCCCGCCACCTATTTTTGAATTTTTTTCATGCAAATACTGGTTATGGTATGGGTTTACACACAATGGATTCTTGCACACGTTTTTTACTACAGCGTCTTTACTTATATCTAAATAACCAAGTATTAAAGGTCGCACATAAAATCTTTTGTTGAGTGTATAAACAGCAGGGACTTTGTTAACGAGAGATCCTTGCCAGTCGTAACACTGTTTGTGATCGAAATCGTTGTACGCAAGTTTTTCAAATAGTTCACTTAACTTATTTTGTTTTGCTATTCCGTAACCCAGTTCGAATCTGTCTGCTTCTAAACTTCTTGCAATGTCTAACGCCTGCGCCTGCGCGTGGGCAGCGTCGAATGCTTTTACAGATATTTTTACTTGAGTTTGTGCCTTCGAAACTAAAAGGCTGTACTGCTCAGAATTCATCACTAAAAAAGGGTTAGAAGAGTGTACAACTCTTCAAACCCTGTGAAGTTTATTTTTTACTAAGATAGTTCGCTGAACAGATTACGAACGCCCTCACCGACGTTTAGACCTTGTGATTTGGCTCTCTTGCCAACTTTTAAAAGCTCTTCTGACGTTGCTCCTTGATCAATTAGAGCTCGAACATCTTGCAAGCCGTAACCTCCTGCGCCGGCCGAAGCAAAATCATAATCGGCAAACCTGCCGGCAGTCTGTGAAGAAGTAGAGGTTGAAGAACTTTCTGAATTCGGCGTCGCTCCAAGGCCCTGCTCTTTCATGTATGTCTCGTAAAAAGGTCTCAGAGCATCGCCGACAGTGCCTGCGCGGTAACCGGTGCCGTAATCTTCACCACCTGCACCACGGAACTTCATTTCTCCTTGATCGAAACGACCTTGGATCACTCCAATTTTGTCGAGCTGAGTATCTTCTCCACCAGGGCGGTAGAACGCTTTTGCTTCGAGGAATCGACGACCTGCGTCTTTTTGATCAAAGAAATTTTTGTCTTTACCAAACATGAAATTCACATAATCACCGTAAGCTCCCTCTTGATCTCGTTCTGTTGAACCGAGCTTTCCGGCTACACCGATGCCTTTATAAGGAGTGAAACCTTCTTTTTCGACATTTTTATAGAAACGATCGATGTCAAAACCGTAGTCGTCTCCCTCTTGAAGATCTTTCAAAAGAGGATCAAAAAGCGTGTTGTACTGCTCTTGCGTGGTGAGCTTGTCACCGACAGCACGTTTGAGAAGTTGGTTAGCCTTACCAACTGCTTCTTGCCGACTCAAGTCTTTGGTGTAATCCTGGGGCGTCCTGCTGAATTTAACGGCTTCAGGGGTGAAATATGGCTGAGATCCGGTAGGCGTGGTATCAGTAGTAGGACTACCGGTTTGATCTGCGTCGATGTTGGCATCTACGTTAGCTACGCCAGTGTTTGCCCCAATGTTGCTGCCGACAATATTTTGAATACCACCGCCTCCGAAACCACCGCCGCCAAAACCAAGCATCGCAGCCGTACCAGTCTGAGGCTGTGGTCTCATACTAAGAGCATTTCCCTTACCTTTCGTTTGCTGCATCAAGCTGAGAAACGGGTTAAGTCCTCCCGTGGCCTCATCGTCATCGCTAAATAAACCGGCTAAGTCGATACCAAAAAGACTTCCCGCCGGACGAAAAGGAGTGCTAGTCATCCTCAGACTTGTTCACATATACAACTAATTTAGCTGTTTTTGAGCCAATAGCGACTGATATCAAATCCAGGTCCACATACTGATTTTAAAGTTCTAGATATCCTGGACGCTTCCTCGTAATCTTTAAATCGTTTTGCTTTTTCTTTGTCTTTTGTATACGAACAAAGTAATTTTTTACTTGTATTCAGACAGTCAAGAACATACTCGTTATCACGAGTCACAATCCAAACTTCTCTAAAGCTGAGAAGTGGCATAGCGCTACGTTGCTCATCTGTATACAATCTTCCTGTTAACTTACACTCTGTCGCCTTATCTGTCTTTTTTAATTTTTCTGTCTTAACTTTTACAGTCTCTTGTATGAGACCATTTTGTTTAAGTGTTTTATTTAGTTTTCTCGCAGCGTTTGCAGCGACTAAGGGCTTTGCATAGTGCTCCGTAGTAATAATCATGCACCCGTCTGTCTTAACGCAGCCGACATAACCACTGTCAGTCTTTGCTGTAAAGACGTCGCGCTTTTCGTCTTTAGGTAACCAAACAGTAATTAAATTCATTTTTCTGCCCAGGAGTCTCCGACGTTTGCGTCGCATTTAACGGGAACTTTACTCAAAACAGACTCAGCTGCAAGTCTCATTTCAGTCTCTAGCACGTCTTTGAAGTGATCTGCTTTGCTTTCAACCGCTTCGAAAATTAACTCATCGTGCACCGTGGCGATTGGACGGAAATTATCGTTTATCAATTTTCCTAGGCGGGCGATTGCAAGCTTCAGTATGTCCGCCCCTGCTCCCTGGATCAGGGTGTTGGCGCAGGTGGTCATGGCCGCGTCGTCGTAACTCAGCAACCTTCTCCTTCCAATAGGTGTTCTTACATAAGTCCAACCGTCCTGGACCATAGCGTTTCGTTCCCTGTGCCATTCTTTGAGTCGCGGGTAGGCACGGTGGAAACCAGAATGAGCCACCTTAGCCTCAGATAATGAGATGATATTACCTGAACTAGCAGCGTATGTTTTGTATTTTTTGAAACCCATGCCGTACAAGAGAGCAAAGTTCAACGTCTTACCCATCTGACGCTGCGACTTTACCACTTCTTTAATCGGCACATGATAAATCAAGCTTGCAGTAAGTGAGTGCAGATCCGCCCCATCTCGGAAAGCCTCGATCATTTGAGGTATACCAATCAGCTCTGCTGCCAAACGAAGCTCAATCTGTGAATAGTCTGCGATAACGAATTTGAATCCTTTCGAAGGGACAAAACATTCTCTAAACTCTTTGTCTCTAGGCACTTGTTGAATATTGATTCCCCAAGATTCTTTTTTCTTATTACCTGTTACACGCTTGGAGCCAGAGCTTGTGAAGCGTCCGCTGTTGGCTCCATAGGAGTTGTACCCACTGTGCATCCTTGAGGATACAGGGTTGATGTTGGTTAGAATTTTTTCGACGTGGGCAAGAGCAGTTTCAAGCTTTGTTCGTTTTCTGAGAAGGTTTAGTGTTTCGTCATCGCTGTCAAACTCGCTCAATGCAACCTGAGACAGCGTTTGTTTTCCAGTTCTAACGTCAGTTGGTAAAGCAGTGCCGATCTGATTGAAACATCTGACACATTGTGCATTAGATCCAGGATTGAACTCCTTTTTGGCGTTCTTTCCGATGGCGATTGCCCCATCGGCCCTTCGTGGGAGTTTGAATTCATCTTGAAGCCGACTATCAAGGGACTCACAAAATAATCTAGTAGCTGTGTCTAGCTCCTGCTGTTTTAAATGCTGTAGGGCTCTTACTTTACTGACATCCACACCGAAACCATAGTGACACATCAATGCCACTGGGCGGATGACCTGACTCTCGAGAGTGTAGACCTCGAGAAGGTTTTCAGCTGCCAGTTCATTTAGCTGAAGCGCGGCGATCTGCGGAAGAATATCGACGTCTTTTGCTGCGTATGTAATTTGATCTAAAGACAATTCTTCAGCACTCCAATCTGAAACCTGCTGTTCTTTAGAGATTTCGATTTCGAGTCTTCTCGCTACAACAGCTTTTAAGGAGCAACTAACGTCTCCGAAAAAAACTTTCTCGGTCTTCGGACTTACTTTCTTTTCTTTATATCCTGCTCGCAGGCAGCGCTCAGCTATGAACGTATCGAATATTTTTTTCTTATAGTCGATACCCAGTTTGAGAAAAAATTGTAAGTCAAAATTAGCGTTGTGAAAAAGAAGCATCTGCCTCGACTCTATGAGTGCTTTAAGACCGTCTATGTCTTTGCACTTAAAGAAATCGATTACATATACGGTTCTGTCTTTAACGTCTTCTTGTGTTGTGCAGAGTTGAAGAAGTCTCGGTTCGTGTACTCGCGCATCGAGCCCCGTGGTTTCAAAGTCAGCGCAGAGTTTGGGGACTGTCCATAACTCAGCAAGAGCAGCTTCGAACTCTTGGCGGTTGGTGATGTAGTTGACGTTCATAGCATTAAAAAAGGACCGCTTGATTCGCGGTCCTATGAGGTTAGCCCGACTCAGCTAATCAAGCTTTGCGAGTGTTCCAAAAATTCAAGATAAACTGATCGACATCTGCCCAGGTATCCGCCAACACTTGACCTGACTCAGTAAGCTCCAGACGGTAGACCTTTCGTTGAAGGTGATTCTCAGTACCATTAAGCTGTTTGTCAGCTGAGCCAAATTCAATCTGTTCCTCGACTTTGATGAATCCAGTCTGCTTCAAATAAGCAGTACCTTCTCGGAGCGCACCGTACACAGGAGAGCTGTGGTAAGTGAGCAGACCTTTTTGAGGCTTAGCTACGAAAGGCATGAACTGTCCTTGAACTCGTTTAAATCCTGCAAACAGTTCTGACTGTGCATCTACGTCGCGATCCCAGAGGTCATTAACTTGATTCACAGCGATTTCTCGGATTGTGCAAGTTTTACCGAAGGACAAGCTGTGAACGACCATAGCTGCGCCAACGTTCTTGAGACTCTTATAACTGCAAAGCTCTTCTAACGCTTGATCGAGTGTGATCTTTTTGACTTCCATCTGGCTGATGGTGTGTCGTCCCCGATTTTGCTTCCGTTTTTTGATTGAAGGTGACGTGATCGCAAGCTTGGCAGCAAGGGTTGCAAGCTCGGGGTGCTTCTTTTCAATACTTAGACTGAAGAGTTTGCTGCTGTCGAGAAGTTTGGTGTCGACGTGGTCCATTAAGTCCACTGTGACAGTTGGAGCTTCGCTTCCGATTGACAGAAGTGTTTTGGCTTCGGATTCCTTCAGTTGGATTCCGGCGATTTCAAATTTGACTTGCATGTTGTTGGCAATCAACTCGTACAGCGTAATGACATTCTTTGAGCCGTCAACTGCACTTTATTTTCGTAATATCCTTCTCTATGTCCATCACTATGTTCCACAATTCATACTTAGTGCACCTAATCACATGGTGTAGCTCGTGAAGCGAGTCACAAGAATAATTTTTAGTTATGTAGGGTTGGATTCGTATAGTTTTTTCTGATCGAGGGTGACTATCCTGTCCTATCATCAAAACATTAAATATCTCTGGACCGGTTAGGTAGGTAATCAATCGATCCTGATATGAAGTCACCTTGACAGACTGGTTCAGGTCAATGAGGCACCCCGCAATCCAGTCAAGCAGCTCTATCGAAGCCTCGAGGTGCATATACTGCTCCGCAATGCTTTCGAAACTTTCTACTGCTTCCCTAACAGAATTCACGGTGCTTCAGATTCATAAACTTAGGCTAGATCTTATTTAACTTATAGCTTTTTGAAATAGAGCAGAGTTCTCTGCATCTTCACAGATATCTACAAGATGCACCGTATCACAGAATCTTGTCAAACTCTGACTCTTCTTACCTATGCAGAAGGCGTGAACGTCAAGGTGTTTTGAGTCTTTGAAGAGATTGAACTTACGAACAGTGGCGTCAGTAACTTGGCACTCTCCGTCAGTGATAATAAGTATGTCTGCTTTAGGATCGATTTCAGCGCGAGAGTAAGCGTGCTTCATTACTTGGTCAAATGAAGTTCCCCCTCGAGTAAACCAAGCCATCAGAAACTCAAGAACTTCCTCGCTACTTCCAGAGCGTGGCTCCAGAATTATGCTTTGGTTGATGCCTGTGTCAAACAAATGGACTTGTATCTCGCGGTTGTCTTTCGAGCACTGTTCTGCGATTACATAAGTGATTGCCTTTGACCAAAGCTCCGATGACCCAGCCATCGAACCTGAGATGTCTACATACATAACGACAGGACCTCGATCAACCTCATTACTCTTCGCTTCAAAATCTTTGCTGAGTATTGTTTTTTGGGAGTATTTATAAGCAAAGAGTGCTTTGCCTTTGGTGGTTGCAGCGAGGGCAATCTCAGAAGGAAAAGCTTTAGTCACGTTGTCAGACATCTTTGCTCCAACAATGTCGCTGTAACTAGAGCGTTGGTTTTTTGCACGTAATCGTTTTGTCCAAGACTGTTTGAGACCGCCCAGTTTTTGAGCTAACTGCACAAGTCTTTTGTTTTTGCGGAGCCGTTGAGCTAGTTCTTGCTTTTGTTTAACGTCATCGAGGCGTACCCCGAAACCCTCGTGGTCTCCAGCCAGGCTGCTCATGGCTTCCTGAATGTCTTGAGCTTCTTGCTGAGCTATCTCAATTGAATAATCGATGTCGGCTTTGTATCTGTCGTGGTGCTCGTTGAGCGTGTCTTCGATGGCCTGACCAAGCTCTTTACCTTTTTGCCTCAACTCTGCAGCTTTCTGCGTGTCGCCCTGCTGCATTGCCTCGACGAACTCTTGTCGAATGTCCGCGAGATCCTGCGACATTGAAGTCATCGCAGCCTGAACACCATTGTCTTCAGACATCATTTCTTCAAGGAGCTCGCTCAGTTCGTTCAACACACAGACAGCTGTGTTGCCTGATTCGAAATGTCTTCCCAAGCAGTTTTGTTGAATCGATGCGTAAACATGACTGTTGGCAACATCGATGAGAATGTTGTTCCAGAACGCATTTTCAGGCTTGTAACCCTTTGGCATCGAGGGTGTCTCGCCGTTTTGTTTCTGCCGGAAGTAATTCTCCATCTCGTCGAGAGACACAAGAGGGGTAACTTCGCCCCCTGAATAAAAAAACTCAAAGAGCTCTTTTCCGAACCGACTCAGCTGTCTGATCTCGAATCGATCAGTGAAATACTTGACCTGAGGCCTAGTTTCCCTGACAAAATCAGGCCACAAGAAATCCGTGAGAGCGGAGACAGAAAGAACTAAGGGATCAGATCCAGCGAGTCTTAACAGTTCTGTTGTTGATTTCATTTTGAGTAACGAGAAATAGCTTCTGCAACTTGGTCAGCGTTGTGGTTGATGCTCTGACAAAGCTTGGTTGCTTTCATTCTTTGAGTAGCAGTAAACCTTATATTGTTGTTGTCCAACGCTTGTTCTGCCTTACCAGCGATGTGGCGGAGCTCTGTATGAATTTTTTTAAGGCTTTGCATATGATGGTTGACTTCAGAAACGTTGCTCATGCTGCGAGTCCGCAAAGAGTTAAACTCATTCATAACGTGAGTAGAAGCTTTTGAAAGTGAGCGAATAAATTTGTCAGCTGTCGGCACAACTTGATCTACAACTTCCTTGATTGTTTCTAAATCTTCCTCTGATTGATAAACAATGTGATGAAGTGTGGAGTGTAGATACTCAGGATGCAAAGCGTCATCACCTTGCACCACAGCCCAACCACGGAGAAACCTGAGAATCTGGACGCGGCGTCGGTCAGAAATAACCATGCCTCTGCTTTCAAGCATGTCCATGCACTCAGTGAAGATGTCGATGAATTCTTCAGACGCTTCAACTTCGTTAGCTGCTTTCTGTAGGGTCTCGAGGCTTTCGATTGTAAGTTCTGACTCCACCGCAGGTCGTTTACCAGACAAAGCCCAGCTATAAAGCTTTCGTTTGCTCGTGGGTTTTTTGAGTCCTTCGATGGTCGGACGGAAAAGAAAACGATCACAGAATGCCTGGAGTGATTCTTCCGCTGGGAAAGAGTTTGTTGCCGCTACGACTGATTTGATTTTCGTTTGTACAAGTTCTTTGCCGTTGTTAAAGGTGCGCTCATTCAAAACCTGAAGGAGCGAATTCAGCACAGCGGAGCTACCGCGAAACAGTTCATCGAGAAAAGCTATGTTGCTGTCGGGAAGATAGCCTTTGATGTCCCGCGTGTATTCATCCTCGAGCAGTTTCGATACAGCGACTGGACCGTAGAGCTCTGAGGGATCAGTGGTCGGGGAAAGAAGGTAACCAAAGAATTTGCTTCCGCTGAAACCGTTAGCGATCTGCCTGACGAGCTCTGACTTGCCTGTCCCTGGCGCACCGAACAGGAAACAGTTTTGCTCAGTGATGATCGAGGCAATGACTCCGTCGATGACATCAGTGCGCTCAAGAAATGTGTTGTTGAGACTTACTCGAAAGTTTTGAAGGGAAGTGAAAGTAGAGCTATCCATGATCAGAAAAACTTGCGTTTAGATTTTTTGTGAATGTCGATTGACCCTGTGTGGAGCAAACGTTCAAAAGTCGCAGTCTTCTGTCGACTTGACTTTGGTCTCTTTAAGCTCCTCAGCAATTGAGTCCATGAAGGAAGCTCCAACCAGAAGTTCCTTAGTTTTGCCAAATACCTGTGAAAGATGCTTGGCGCGGTGCTTGTAAACACCTGTCTGAGCTTCGATTTCCGTTTCAAGCGCTTGGAGATCATCGAGGGATTTGCAGTTTGAGATTGTTTGAAGAAGAGTTTCGTAAGAATTCGAAAGGGTAAGAGACATCTGTAGAGCCTCAAACCCCTTAGACGAATCCTTACCCTTGACGATTGCCGTGGCCTCGTCGCGTATCTCTTGGCGTATTTCGGAATAACGCCTGAAGGCATTAATTCTCTCGATACCTTTAGGAGCATCGCGCATCGTTTCGCCGACACGAATTAGATCCTGGAGGAGCGAGGTAATTCCATTGAGCGATGGACAGTGTTTGGAAGCAAGTTGCAGGTGAGAATGAATGTACTGCCAAGTTCCTCGCCGTTTAGGGTTGTTCGAAAGAACTCTTTCTCCGACTTTGCTAGCGGGACGCACATCGAGATCATCGAGAAGCTCAGCGACTTTCGCAAGACTCGAGTCGAGCGCCCCGTCTTGAGCTGCTTTCAAAACTTCCGAGGTGTTGATCGCCGCTTGCTCTTGCATTTGTGATGCAAGGTCGTTCGGATCATCCACCCGCTCGAGCGATGCAGGGTAAGGACCTACGACACACACATTAATGGGGCTTGAAAACTCTTTCGCTGTGGGGAAGATTTTCATATAAGCCTCGCGGACCATTGCTAGTTCCTGCTGGTCCTGGAACAGCGGAGAAAAGAAATCATCGATGGTGGCTTGCCACTTCCCAAACTCCTCCGACCACAGTTCTTTTAACGAGCTGTTGAAGTCAGCGGCTTTTGCTCTGATCTCATCAATGCGGTGCATCGCATCTTCGAAGTAGTCAGGGTGCAGGAAGTGGACATCTCCGTGTGAGATTGTGCAGTCGCGATACAGATATTTCTGCAAGAGCCTCAGCTCATCCAAATAAGTCTTCAGGGCGCTAGATAGGTTGGGTCTGATTGACAAAGCGTTGGCACGCTTAAGGGTGTCGATGACTGACGGAGGCAGCTTGTAGTCCTCGAAAGCAATCTGTACGCTTTGTCGCACAGAAGCATTTACAGAACAATGCAGGATAAAAACTTCAGGGTTACTCATTTGGTGATGCGCTTGTAGGCCGTGGTGACTTTCTCAGTGACGAAGTCGAGTCCTTTGATCTTGAGCTGCTCAATCAAACTCTTGCGTTTGCTTTTCAGCAGCTTCAACTCTCGCTCAACTTTCTCGATTCGAATGTCGAGCTTCGCCAGTTCATCGCATGGAACAGGAAGCCGACTGACGCGAACGATTACTTGAGTCCCAATCTCGGGGAACTTGAATGGAGATTCAGGTCCCTGAAACTGCTCTAGCTCTACGCCTTTGGTGTCGGCGATAGCCAAAGATGTGTTCAGTGTGTCGCGAGACGCTTGCCATGGTGTGCCGAAGGCTTCGTCTACTTGAGCGAGTGCTTCGTCGCAAGCTGCCCAGAGCTTGGCGGTGTCGAAGGCTTTGGAGCGGAGGTCGTCGATTTTCATGTTGTTGAGATGTAATGGAGTGATCTACTGATCACTGAGCATACTGTAACGACACAGCTGCTGGTTGTCAACAGTGTGTGCTTCGCTACATCCTTGTGCTTTCTACAGGTAGTACAAACAGAAACTTTTAATTAAAAACTTTTTCATACAAAGAATGAATTAAACAACTTGTCACAAAACGTGTGTTGTTAAAGAGACAGGCAATGTTTCACAGGTTGTTGTACCTCGTTTCGTGATTACTTTCCGAATGGAAAGTCTTTCACACCTGGGATCGAATTTTTAATCCCGTCGTCACCGCCGATAGGTAATCCTTTAATCGGCGCTTCAGGAATCATTTCGACAGTCAGATTGATGACTGCGTTCGAGATGAGTGAAGGCAGCTTCATGTACAGGAACACTGCACCTACTGATAACCCAGCAGACATCAGAAAACTGAGGATTGCCAGGGTGTCAATTAACTTTCTCAAGATACTCTTTCTCCTTGCTGTAAGGCGGATGAGAATAGAACTCAATTAAATCATAGACATAAGGAACCAACCAGGTCGGCGGCCAACAGTATTCCCAGTTGTCTGGGCGCATACAGCCAACCACCACTACCCGGTAAAAGGACCAACCGTAGTTGGCCCATGTCCTCACTTTTCAGAACAGGTTGAACTTAGCACCAGCTTTGATGCCGACGGTCAGTTCGTCGCCCGTGATGAAGGAAACTTCACCATAGACGGGACCACTGCTAATACCAGCCTTACCGGAGATTTCGATCTCGCTTTCGCCAGAATCAGGAATCAAAACGGCTGGACCCGCTTGCACATAAGCACCGTTGTCAAACTCATAACCAACGTGGCCTTCAACGATTGCAGAACCGAAACCGCTGTCAGAACCGAAGCCGGTGTTGAGCTCAGGGTTCACGAACACTTCGCCTGCCATGCCTGCACCACCAAAGGTGAGGAGAGCAGCGACTGCACCGAGAGCAGACTTGATCATTTTGGTAAAGAAAAACCATCTTAACAGTAGGCATACTTGCAAAGTGAGTCGTTCTTATGTGTGCCAATTTTCAATGTGCATTCCTTAACGCAGTCAACGTCTGTATCGTTTCTCGTGTGATCTTTATCTCTTCTTTATCTAGATCCACATCTAATCTGTCTAACTCAGCTTGAAAGCTCCCGATTGTGTGATCCTGGTTCTTCCTAGGCAACCTGCAATACGTTTCAATAAACGAAACAGAAAGCGGCGTTCTCATGCAGCGTGGGCTCCAGCATCTTCCAAATAAGGTTGCCACAGGTTCTTTCCCCTGTCTGAAAGAGATATGTAAAACAATCTCTTATCAACTGATGATGTTTCCCGAGTGATCAAACCATGCTTTTCGAGATCCCTTAACACCCTGTGAATCGTTGTCTTTGAGAGATTGCTAAGGTTTGGAATGTCGTTCATAGTGCTGCTCAAGACAGGGAAGGGCTCTGACTCTGCGACGTTTACGAAGACAGTGAAGTGACAGATACTGAATGTTTTACATTCAGACCTAAACTTAGCTAGAAGAATAGATAGTTTCATTGTGTAACGTGCGGAACTTACGTGAATTAGAGATAAGTGTTACAGTAACAACAGATACTGATTTGCAAATGTCACCTGTCGTTGTTGATTTTCTGGGTAAGAAACGTGCTCAGCTCAAGCGTGCTCAAAAAGTGCAGATGCTTGAGAAGAAGCGTGATGTGATTGAGGGACGTAATGTCCTGGTTTATCGGGGTGTTCCCTACGTTCGCTACAACGCACGATGAATCCTCTGCTCGGGCTAACACTAAGGCTGGACTACGATCTGCCGACGTATGATCCAGAAGTGCACGAACTAAAGAAAACGTTCGCATTTCTGACGTACCGTGGCGTGACGTATGCCAAGTGGGTAGACCTCGAGTCCAGAGGACCTGCCAGAATCTGGGCTATTGGATAGTCCTGGTTAAGTCACTCACCTGAATAAGCTCCTCCAAAAGCTTCAATCCTTGAAGTGTGGAGGGCTGAAGTTCATAGGATCGATCCAGTTTGAGGCGCATGTCGTCCTTGAGCTGGATTCTTTCTGTCGGACTCATAGAGTCGAGCATGAACAAAATCGCTTCGCTGTAATGTTCTGCGGTGTTAGCCATTGATGTGAAGGACTTGTGAAAGTTGATGTTCAGGCACTCTACGCGGAAACGTGAAAGCCTGTGCGTGTGATGGAATACTACGCCATTGGTGCTTAACACCAACGACTTTGCTTAAGGTTTGCCAATACCACTTACCCTGCACCTGGATGATCTCAGTGCATCCGTTGAACTCACGCATAAGAGCGTTGATTCTGGATTTTGTGGTGAGCGTCGTGAACCCGTGGTGGTTTACCTCGAGCTCATCCTCAGTCAATTTGCATATGCATTTCGAGTAGAGGTAGACGTTGATTCGCTTTGATAAACCAGGAAAGTCGATAACCTCAACCCTTGTGTTCCTCAAGCTGAAGTCTTTCTCCTTTCTTATCGCGTCGAGCATTTGCTCTTCGATTTTTCTCGGCATTGGAGATTCGTCGTCTGACATAGAAAACTGCCTCAGGATGATCTTTGCGGAGTTGGTTTACTCGTTTGTTTGCTTGATCCCAGGATTCGCAGTCTTCTACGATTACACCTCGACCTCCCGTGGTTACGTCATACTTTCTGATATGCAATATCTGTGACAAGCTACGGGCAGGGCTCAAAGTCGTTCGGCAGGACTGCATAAACGAGATCGTATTGCCCGTCATGTTCATTCTTGAACTTGACTAAGGCATCAATCGAATCTTCAGCTGTAACAACAGTTTTGGTCAGGTTGTTGTCTGCATCCCGATAGCGAATGAGAAAAGTCATGAGCATACCTGAGTCTTTGAAAAGCCGAATTTCTCAGTGATCTTATCGCGTTGGCGATCACTCCTTAGCTTTGATGCAAGCTTTGCAACATGATCCATCACTTTGAGTGTTTCTTCAGTGGTCGAGCCCTCGGGCATACCCTTCTGGACAACCCCAAAACATTCAAAAAACAGATCTGCTGCTTCCGAGATCTCAGCAGGAGTCAAAGGTTTAGTGTCAAGCATCGATGTGAAAATAAGGGTGATCAGTGTCAAGAACTTGATTTTGACCCGATGCAAATACAAACCGGTCAATCGGTAAGTATTCGTCGGTTGCAGAACAATATACCGTGGGCACACAGTCCAGCTGCTTTTTGTCAAGAACCTCAAGGATTTGAAGCAGTGTCCTGTAAGTTGGTGCGTTTCCTGAGGTAGACATTTTTAAAGGATTGCTTTGGGATCAGGCTAAGCGGCCTATACAAGCGTGCTCGGTTGACACCGAAAAGCTTTACGTTGGCCCTCCCTATCATCATTATCTCAGACGAATCCGACCGAGTAACGATCAACGTCTGGCTCATCTTTGAAATAAGCATTTACTACAGCGACAGCGACGTGGTCACACTCTGTGTCTCTCAGTCCGAACTCCACAAAGTTATTTAGAACTGTGTAGACGTTGAACAGAGCTGACTTAGGATCTTTCGATCGCTTCAGTGCTTTCTCGCAGTAAGTGTTGATCAGATCAACAACTTCTTGCGGTGTGTCTAAGTAACACTGCCAGTCTTCAAGTGACATGGGGAGCTTGTAAGTTTTGGTCATGATGAAATCAAAGGTGAAATAGTTCATTGAAACTGTCGTCCTCCATGACAACAAAAGGTTTTTCGTGGCTACAGTCCATGCTCTCGGCAACTCTATGCCAACTCTTAATGAGGTAGTTCATCTGATAATTAAATCGTTCTTTCATGGATAGACGCTCTGAGTAAGCTACTCTCCTACGTTTCCATTTACCCTCCTCATATACACGGAGACAAGGATCTTCAACCACTGGGGTTTTGAGACGCTGCTGTCTTGGGCCATAAGATTTAAGTTTGAAGTTGCGAAACCTGAAGTAGATACAGGGAAACTTTCTAAAGTTGTTAGGTATGCGAAAAGGTGAGTCAGGATCATTCAGCCATGCGTGAGACGGATCGCTCAGCAGTTTGTAGTAGTCGATCATCGGCATGAGACTCCTCCGATAAACACAGGCATCTTGAATACGCCAGCAACGTGATCGTAAATGTCGCTGTAATGTTGAGCGAAAGCTATCGCTGTTTGTCTGTTGGTGAAGTAGTGACGATCGTTGCTGAAGCCGTCACGAAAATCCCCATGGTATCCGTCCCGCGTGGTAACTACGCAGTACTTACCTTCTGACGGAGTGACTTGCTTTTCAGCAAGTTCGTCGTAACGAGTGTTGCGTTGATCGTAACTGCGATCGAAGTTGTAAGAAGGAATCATGAATAAAGAATGACTTCGTCAGTTGTTTGAATGAACAGGCGAGCACCACAAGAGAGTGGTTTGTGAATGGAATTAACAGCAGACATTCGCCCATTGATGTCAGCTGACTTGCACGGATACGCTTTGCCTTTGTATTGAACTGTGTAAGGACAAACGTCCTCACCAGCTACAGCTTTGCGTAATAAGTTCTGGTTGACATGTAATCGTTTGATGCAACCATCTGCTGGTAAAGTTTGCATGATTAGTCAGTCAGAAGTTTGTAGTAGTTAATCATCGTGTCAGTTGGTGACATACTTACCTCCAGAACCGTGAGCCTCAACAAAGATGTCAGTCTTGGCACCGTCACACAGTGAGCAGGTGATGCACTGGGCTTGACTGTTGTCTGCCGTGGCTGGGCAAAGCTTGCCACTGAATGACTGCTTACCCTTGGCAACGACGGCGAACGTCTTCCACCCGTGAGCACTGGCGTCGAGATACTGTGCGAACGAATCACAGGATGCCTGAAACACATTCTTGCACCATTGTGCCCATGGTTGCTTCCATTGATGTGTGTACCCTGTGTGACCGGCGGCGTGCTTATTAAAGATCGTCACGAGCGTTGAGTCGATCATTGCCGGATCGCCATAAGCACCCCAGCGAATCTTCCGATCTTTAATGACTGCTAGGTCGAGATCACTTAGCTTGCCGTAAATGCCACGCTTGTATGATTTCCAAACAGTTGCAGGAGCCTGACCCACATTCAGATAGCAACTGCGATCAACAAGTTTCTGCAACTCCTCGTCCCAGATACCACGGTGTGGGCAATCACCACAAACGGTGTCATCCACACCTAGTTTTACAGCGTCCTTAGGGTTAATGTTCTCAGTCAGAATCCAAACCTGACACATGTTCCCCGTCTTACGGTTGCCTGAGTCCATGGTCATGATGACCACGAAGGGACAACCGTTGACTGGTGATGTTCCGTGTTGAAGAACGTAGCCTTTGAATTTAGTCATTGGTTTCAGTGTCGTTGTTAATAATCAGTGTCATCACCTTTCCCATAAGAATATGGAGAAAGCAGATGTCTTCTTTAACTGCATCCCAATCACCTCGCATTGTGGTTTCGATTTGATCGGAGACACATTCTCTGAAGAACTCAAGTTCTTTGTCATCGAAGTCAATCATTCATCCTCCTGTTCTTGTGAATAGAAAAGTCTTGAGTGAAGTTGGATGGATACTTGAAGTCATCGTCAGCGGTTTCGTTTACCCACTGAACAAATTGTTCATCGTCATTGATACCTGGTAGCTCTTCAAATACATCACGGTCATAGACAATGGTGCGGGTGATAATGATGCGCTTGATGTTCTTAGCCATTGAGATCATCCTCCATAATTAGATCATCGATGTCAGTGCAAAACTCAACAAGTATGCACTCCATGCCTTCAATCCGATCGAGTATATACTTCGGAGCCTTAGCTTTCTCTAGTAGCCGAGAAACTTTCTCCAGCTCATCCATTGCGAGACAGGCATCATCGAGACGTTCTCTGTTAGTCACTGTTCAGCCCTCCTCTCGTCATAAAGTTTCCACGCTTGATCTGGCGTGGGATTAGGAACAATGTGGATTAACTGTTCATTAGCTGAACAAATACCTGACCACTTAGCAATAGCTTCGGACAGATCTTTCGCATAGATGTGAGTGAACTCACGCCTGTGTTCAGTAGCATCGAGCCAGTGAAAGTACAGAGCAAGAAAACGATTCATGATCAAGAATCCTCATCGGGTGTGTGATACTTGTGCCACCAATCCTTCACGTTCTTGTTGACGTGACATTGGCATTGTGTGTACGTATCGAATGATCTCTTGGTCAAAGGATCATTGTGCGGTACATAATCCCACTGCATGTAGAACATGCCACTGTATGGGCACTTAACTATCTTGCCCACACGTTGATCGCCTTCGCCAATAGGATCACACAAATACACATACTTGTATGCGTTGTGTAGAACATAACTAGCGGGCTCGATAAACTCGACGTCGATTGTTAGCGGTAGTGTCATGATCAGTCCTCCTATTCGATAGTTTCATAAACACCAGCATTGTTCGATACATACGAAACAACACGCATAAAAGTGTTACCGACTCTGCCAGTAACACTGTTCATTTTTGATACGTCACCAAACGTATCTAATTGAATATATTTATCAGCCAAGTTTGTGGTGAGTTTGAATACAGTTGGCTGTGCGTAGCGAGTGTCAGTGTGAATCATGATCAGCGAAGGTTAGTGTTACGTTCGGCAGCAGATAAGGATGGGTGAGGTTCATCATCCTCCCACTTGTTTATAATCAGTGACTGATAACAATCACCGTGCGGACTGTTGACATAGATGTCAGTCTCCCATTGATTACGAGCGTCAATCTCGATAGTCTGACCATCGGAAAGCGTGACAGTCATTAGTTCAAAGGCATTTAGTTTGATGTTCATGGTTAACGATTAGCCTCCCATTGATCGTGGCGACATGTGTAATAGATCTCGAAGTTAGGATGCAGTTCTTTACACCTAGCCTCAGCTTGTTTAGCTGTATCAGTTAGATAACCAAGAACATCATTCATGTGCTTCTTGGTATCGTAACCAACGCAAACCCAGTGGATGTTAGTGTGATTCATGATTGTTTAGCGAGGTAAGTGGTTACTTTGGTGCAGAATTCGTCCATGGATTTACAGTTCTGTTTGCGGAACTTACCCAGGCGATTGTTTGCTGTAACTAGCAGCATCTTTCCCTCAGACTTATGCCACATGAACGTGGCGAATCGTGAGTTTTCGTAGATGCAATTGATCCACTTATCAGGGTCGTCCATTGAAACTCTCAGTGCGAAAGATTCGCGACCAGCAAGTTCAATAGAACGAATGCGAGAGTAAGGTGCATCCACACCAGGAACATTCAGGCGGTCAGTGTTAGTCATGGTCAAGAGAAAAGATACTTTGCAGATTCAGGGCTACCAGCGCGAACTTCACGCATAGATTCAGGGTTGATTGTTAGTCCTAATTCAGATAACAATCTCTCCGTGGTTGCGTATGGTCTGACCCAATCGCCGGATAAACACCAGCAATGGAAAGCCCCTGACCAGTACAAACAATCAGGATCTTTACCTACTGATTTCAGTTGAGCCTTTGTAACTGGAGGAACGTAAGGATTGCAGAAAGACATAATCACTTAAAGGTGAAAGAACCGCAGAAAGGAATGTTCTCAAAGTCGTTACCATCTATTGTTTGCTTCTTTACAAACCATTCGCCACGTTTCTGATAAATACTTTCACCCTCGAAACAAAATGTGCGGATGATTGCATTTAGTCGTGACTTTGTGGTCCTTGTTTGATACCCAGCGTCTGTAATTGTGAGGAAGGTGTCACCAAGAGTGGCAATGTGGTTGCCATGTAGATACACACGAGAGTGACTAGATTCTTGATCGAAAGTAACCTCAGTGTTTGCAAGTTTCCAGTTCTTGGAATTAATGAGGGCTTTGTTCATGAGGATTTCGATGTTACGCATGTTTGGAATGAACGTAGAACAATAGGTGAAGGATTAGAGTCCTTCAGTGAACCTGATTAAGTAACAGGCTCAGTGAAGAAGTCAATGATCACGGATGATCACAGTAAAAAGTAGTAAAGGCTGACCCACTCCTGGCGTATGCAAAAGCTGCACCTGCTAGAGAGTAAGTCAACCTTACCAATCAAAATGTAAAAAGGCACACAG